GTAATGCAGGAAACAGATTTACTTCGGGGAATCGTTCGCCCAGCGGAGTAATGTGCTGCAACTTTTGATTGCTAGCCCAATACTCCGCTGGAGTCACAATTAAGCAGCCTGACCCAGAGTCAACACGCCAGCAGTGTGCTTCACGCTGGTAGCGATCTTAGTCCAGTTGCTGCCAGTGCCAAGCTCTGCATCAGTCGGTGATGCAACAGACTTGCTCCAAGCGTAGCCCTTCAGACCCAGACCAAACGTGTAATCAGCCTGCATGGTAGTCTTGATGCGCTGACTGCCGTTGCTGGTTTCTACGTTAGTGATAAGGTCGCCAGCATCGTGTACTACAATGCCGCTTTGTGCCAGTGACAGAATCTTAATGTCATTGGTGGAAGTTGCAGGAGTCTCACGCAGTGCAGGAGCGTCAGTCACAACGATACGCTTGCCCAGAATCTCGACAACAGTCACAGTGCCAGCTTGGAAAAGCTCTGCGCCGTTAGTCAGGTTCTGACCGATCAGCTTGTGATACATCACGCCGTCCATCACATCACACACCAGCAACTGGCTGGAATCGCCAAACAGTGCGTGTGAGTTGTTGATGTCGTTGTAGGTCAGATCACGGCCAGTGCCGATGTCATTGGTGACCGTTGCGCCGAGGTTTTCCATTGCAGCGATTGCTGATGCGATACCAGCGTTCAGCATGTCACGCAGCATTGCTTCTGCCATGTTGCGGGAGATAACTTCAACAGCAATAGTCGGGTTATCACCGACCCAACGCAGTTGTGAAGGTTCCCACTCAATTGGACCAAAACCGCCAGCAACCTTTGCAGTCACATGCTCAAGCTGTGCAAGCTGAGTGCTTGATGCGCTGGTGTTGGTGGCGTAGCGATCTACTCGGCGTTGTGCGCTGTGCAGGCTGGAGAACATTGACTTAAGGAAAAAGTCGCCGTCAAAGCCTTGGGTAGACAACTGGATGCCGCCGTTGCTGGCTGCGTTAAATTTCTCGACCATTTGGGCAACAGTTTCAATTGTTGCTTCACGGACGTACTCGTTAAACACTTTCATGTTGGTTAGAGCCATGATAATTACCTCTTAGGTTATGGCGTTAAGTCAGGGAATTTTGTGGCGAAATATGCTGCTCGTTCTACTGGTGAGCCATCAATTCTGCCTTTTATCGAGGCAGCCCCGCCGCCATTTCCACCAGTGGCTCCACCACCAGAGTTTGCAGGTGCTTGAACAAAGTGCTTGCCTTCGTCACCCGCTGCCCATTCCTTCACAAAGTCTGAAAGGGCTTTATCACCGATCTTGGCAATTCGCGCATCACCTTCGACAACGATTTGCACATTTTCCTTCAACATCGCCTGTACTGCCTTCAGGTGTGTTGGGTTTGTCACTCCAGCCTTAGACAGCTCTGCTGTAAGGCCGTTTTGTATCAAAAGCTGACGAGTGTATTTTGACTCTGAGTCTAAAGCATTGCTTTTCTCTTCAAAATTCTTGGACAAATCTTTGTACTGCTTTTGCAGTAATGCGTTATCAGCTTGCGACTTTTCTAGCGCAGCCTCTAAACGCTCAACCTCTGCTGGATCAACGGATTTACCGTTGCGCTCGTTTCTCTTTAAGTCTGCTAACAACTGCTTGTTATGGTTCTTCAAGCCTTCAGTAGCAGTAGCAACCGCCTCGTCAATCATCGCCTGTATTTCTGGTGTTCTTTCCATCGTTTGACCCCTGGTCATGGCCTCTGGCCTTAGTTGTTTCTCTCTTTAAGCTGTGCAATCGTTAATGGCCTGCCTCGACCATTGACTAAATCGTTCAGCGTTATCTCACCTTTACGATACATCTCTGCGCGACCTTTGCCAAGTATATCATCTTGACGATCTTGCGTCTGCCGTGATAGCCAGCCCTCAAATGTCAGTGAAGCCTTGACCTGACCCGTTTCTGACGCTCTTGTTCCACCAGGCTCGCCATCAAGCACAACCGGAATCAACAAGCACCGGCAGTTAAAGTGCAGCGGGTAACTTGGCATTGGCGAACTGTGACCGCCGTATGGTTTGCCAGACTTCTCCCACTCTTTACCATCTAATGGCGCACAGACTAAACAAGTGCGCGAATCAAGTGTTGCAACAGCCCTATAACGCAGGACGATGTCATCATTGTCCTCCATTACCTTCATGCGAGCATCGTTGGCAATGGTCGCTGTTGATGTCTGCACCAGTGCTGCTGCGTTGCTGCGCGATACATCCATGACTTGGCGCACACGGTTTATGATCTGCGCGTTAGTCTCAGCCCCTGCGATACCTTGCCTCACCGCTGCTGCAAACTTAAATTGTACATCAGCAGACTGCTTTGCCCAAAATGCACCCTGTGTCGCACCTTGAATAACAGCATCGGTTGCTATTTTATCCAAGACTGCTGCTGCTGGCAAAACAGCGTCTCTGCTAATGGATGATGCCGTTACCTGCGCTGCAACCTTTGCGATCTCATCTGTATCGGATATTGACTGAATTGCGATACGATCATAATACTTTTCTATTAGAGCTTGTGCTTCTTTTAATTGCTTGTTTGCCCTTGCCCTGCCCCACTCGGTCATCTCGCCTGCGAGTTTGCCAATCAGCTCACGTTCTAACTGGCGCAGAATGCGGATTACGTTCTGACTGACACCTTCAGAAGCCCTGAATATGTCCAGTTGTAACGCAACTGCCGCATCAAATTGTTTGTTCATCAATCAATCCGCTGGCTGTTTATCCGTTCCTGCTCAACTTCAAAGGTAACACCTTGAGCTATGATTTCACCATCTTGCAGGTTATCGAACAGGGTTTGGTTAGAGATTGCGCCTGACTGCCATGAGCCAATAAGTGCAGTCAATTCCTGTGCTGACATTCTGATTGGCATAAAGTCATTATTTAAGGTGTAGGCAACATCACCAGTTAAACCTGCCCATCTTAGGAAGGTTGTCAGTGCATTGGTTATAGTGATGTTAATCACCTGAGACATTGCAGCCAGTTGCGACTGCTCACCAGATTGCCTTGTCTTTTGAGTTTCTGCCGACTCAACACTAGACTTCTGGCCTTCAAGCATTCTTGCGCCAAGCACTGCCATCTGTGATTTCTTATCTTCAAGGTTTGTTCGCAGAGCAGGAAAGTCGCCTGTTGTTTCAACGTAGAATGCTTTTGCCATCGGGTCAGGCAGGCAGTTTGCTGACGTTCCACCCAATGTGATAGGCGGGTCACCATCTTCCATTCTGTGACCAGTGATAAACAAAGTTGGCAAACCTGAGAAGTGACAAGCGTGTTCATAGTCAGACGTGACCATGTAGTGCGCCAGATTCATATCAACCAAGTCTAGCAGTGGTGGTGAGCTTACTGCTGGGCTGATGGAATCAACGCCAGCAAAGTAAAAAGGTATTCTTCGCAGTGGCTGGTTGTTCATCAGCGGATATAAATCCTCTCCAACTTGATTATCAGCGTTATCAACTCGCTGATAGAGTCGTTGCCTGTAACCTTGAGGTGTAAGGTCAAGCACCCTGAACACTGTCTGGACTTCGTGTGAATACTCGTTTTGAGGCATTGCTGCTTCTTCTTGCAGTACTACAAGGGTCAGCACTTCAGAGCCTGCAATGCGGGTTGTTCGCCAGTTGATTATTGCTTTTTCAGTGTAGTGAGCCATGAGAGGTTGCCCACCCAGCAGTTCTGCGCCAGCGCGTGTAAACCCACCAGGGTTTTCAATTTGCGGGTAATCGACCAAGATACCGCTGCGACCAGTCTTTAAAACTCGCTCGAATACACCTTGAACAAAAACATCCAGTGGAGTACCGGCAAGATCAACATTATTGATAAAACGCTCTGCCCCTGCTGGCGCAACAATATTAGCTGGCTTGCGAAAGACCATGCCCTTCAAGCCAGAGATGGTTCGCCAAGTAGCGTTGAAGAATGGAGTTCTTTTCAGCCTTGTTTCGTAGTCGTTTTGCTCTTCAAAGCGCAATCTTGGCAGATAAGCAGTATTTTTCTCATGGATTTTATACTGCCCTTCTGAGGCATCAATGCACCGATCCCACAAAGTCAGGTTCTTTTCATAAGCCGGATGTGGCGTTGATACGCCGGTATAGTTCTTGGTGATCATATGCCTGCAATCCTCGCCTGTGATATTGGGCGAACCAGTGGGAATCTCCTGTGCAGGAAATAACCCATTGAATCTGTGTAGTCATCAATGGATGGGTGATCGTTGTATTTCTCCGGTTCACCCTTTGCATCGTAGCCTTGCGACTCAAGCGCATCTGTCAGCATTGGGCATCTGTCAGTGTTAATACTGATGCGATCATGTGCAAACAAAGCGTTGACAGCGTTAATTCTATCACGAATTGCCGGATTTGCATTAGGAGCGTCCACACGGTAGCCAGCCTGCTCTATTATCTGGATATCAGACTGGCTTGCGTTGGTTCTGCCAGCCCTGCCTGATGCGTCTGGGTAAACAGTTATCATCCTGCCGCCTTGCCTGTAGCGATCTAGCCTGTTGCAGATGTCGCGGGTATCGTGAGCAACAAATTCATCAACTGCTACGGGTTTATTGTTCTCGATCAGCCAAAGGTTAGCAGCGCAGCCGCCAATGTTAAAATCCAGCCCGACATAGATTGCTCTGTCATCTGCTGTCAAAACTCTTGTTGTGTGATGCTTGTGCCGGTCAAAGAAGTGATAGACCTTGTTCTGGCTTAGGCTGACAAAATCGCCGTTAAGGTACATTTCTGCCAAGATCGGGTCGTAGTTTTTGCGAATATCCTCAATGTAGTTTTCAGGAAGGTAAGGGTTTGACGCTGTTGCCGCCTTGATTAGCTGGTAGCCTTCCTGTGCTTTCTTGACCCACTTCTGATAGGTGAAACCCGACAAGCCCTGGTCTGGTGTCGTCACGTTGCCCATCGTGTTCTGTTCGCCGCAGTTTTGCCGGTTGCGCTCTGCTGCCTTTCGCCACACATAAGCCGCTTTGTCTTTTGGCAGTGTGTCCAGCTCGTCAACGATGCTGTGTGCAACCTCATAAGCCACGATTCGATCTGGCTTGTCGTAGCTGCGGAAAATCATCTTGCCGTAGCCTTTGACAGTAATCGTGTAATCAGATTTGTTTGTGGTGTGCCGCAAACCTAATTCGGAGATGATTTCTTGTGCGCCTGGCATTGCTCTGAGTTTCAGCAAGTCATAAGTCGGCATGTAATAGGCTGTGTCGATGCCTGGTGTTTGCAGCATTTTCAGCAGGTTTCTGACTATGCCAGCTTGTGTTTTCCCAGCACCAAGACCAGCAACCATAGCTGGGTAAGGTTGTTCGCAGAAAACAAACTCCTCTTGAGGTTCAGACAGGCTTAGTCGCACGGACTATCTCAATCACGCGGTCAATGTCACCTTTGTCTGCTAATTCGTCACCTTCACGGAAACCCATCTGCGTTTTAGCCCAGAACATAGAGCCGCGCAAACAATCAGCATAAGTTGCACCCTTTGCCATTGCATCGCCTGATGCCGCCTCAAACAGGAATCGCCTGACCTTTGCATTGGCTTTGACCTTTGCGCTATCTAGCTCGCTGCGGTAGTGCTTTCTCAGCGTCTTTGCATCAATGCCAATATAAATGCTTATCTCATCCTGTGGAACACCATAGGCGCAAAGTGCAGAGACCTCAGCGCGGGTTTTGTCGTCTGGGATGTGTTCAGGGGAGCCAGACATTATGTGGCATCCTGTAGTAAATGGAGCGTACAGGTCGGAGTCGCACCGCCCAGATCAGAGTGGAACTCTGATGCCTGCTCTTTTGTACGCTTAGGGTATGGCTTTGCTAACGGTAACACTTTTTCTTTCATTTCTGCATCCAGCGGCATTAGATAGCGGTGTTTGCCTGTTGTAGCTACAATCTTGCACTGACTTGGCTTTACTGTTTTTCTAACTGCGCCTTGTTGAATATTCCACCCTTTTTCGGAAACTTGCCTAGAATGAAGCCTTTTACCGTCTTTCCAGAACTCTTTGCCTTTTTGCGTGTCTCCAGCATAAAGCCAGTTTCCTGCCTGATAGATACCACCGTGATGACCATACTGCGGGTCAGCAAAAGAAACGATCAAGCGTAAATTAGGGCTATTTTGCTTCAGAAACTGCATAGCTAATTTTGCAATTCGCGTGACTGGAGTTTCATGCGATTTAAGTGCAATCCGAGTAAGCTCGCAGCCTTGATCTTGACCTAGCCCATAAGGACTCATCAAATTTGAAGATGCGCCTCTGCTAAAAATTACAACACCTATGAACTTTCCTTTTTCCCAAACACCAATTTTTACTAAGGGCGGAACTGGTATGCTTTTGCTGTAATGCCAATTTTCGCAAGCATACTTTGCAGCCTCATGTGTTGCCCAATCTATCCGCAGATCAATTTTAGACAATACCGCCAAACCTCTCAGCACCAAACTTGTTTTGAAATGACAAAATAGCTTCTGCTTCAGATTCGCCATTTGATGAAATCATTATTACTTTCTTGTTATCAATAATGCCTGTGTACACCTTTGATTTGCCGATTGCTGCTTTTGTCTCAAACCTGCCGAGTATGTTCTGGTTTTTTTGTTCTATGCTCATTTCTCATGCCCTCTGCTATCAAATTCTTCGCCGCAATTGGGGCAGATGATTAGCTTTGGATCAAGTTGGTCTAGCTTGCCTTGATCGTCCTCAGTGCCTGGCGCAAATTCTTTGTCTGTGATGATTTCAAACATTTCCTGATGTGTGAAACCCGTCAAATCCAAATCAAAGCCCATAGCCCCAAGCTCATCAAACTCCACCCTGAGCATCTCATCATCCCAGCCAGCATTCAGTGCTAGCTTGTTGTCAGCAATGATGTAAGCCCTGCGCTGTGCGTCTGTGAGGTGTGATGCTTCAACCGCTGGCAGCTCTGTCATGCCCAGTTTCTTTGCAGCCATGACGCGACCATGACCGGCAATGATGCCGTTCTCGCCGTCAACGATAACTGGGTTCAGGAAGCCAAACTCTTTGATTGATGCCGCTATCTGGGTGATCTGCTCATCAGAGTGAGTGCGGCTGTTTCTTGCATACGGTATCAGATCAGCGACCTGTGCCGTTTTAATAGACGGGAACTTACTTGCGTTCATATTGACCCCTGGTCGTTATGATGCCCCCACAGGGAGCGATACAACTTATCTTATCACAGTTACTTCTTTTTGCGTCTAGCCTTATCAGCAGCACTTATTGCTATTGCCACGGCCTGCTTTTGAGACTTGCCAGCCTTAAGCTCTGTCTTGATGTTTGATGCTATTGTCTTTTTACCGTAACCAGTTTTCAGCGGCATCTTATGTCCATTTAGTACGGTTCGACCACCAGGCCGCAGACAATTTGCCTTTGGCTATGTTCGCAGCATGTCGAGCCTTAAAGGCTGCTCGTCTGGCTGCATCTGCCTTGCTTTCACCTTCACGCTTGGGTGAGCCGCTAACGCCCTGTTGACCAAAACGGATTGTCTTGATCTGATCACCTTCTTTGGCAACTACAACATGACTTTTTGTTGGGTGGCTGGGTGTGCGCTTGGGCTGATTAAACCCGCTTACACCTGCTCTTTCAAGCCTGGGGTCTTTTGCCATAGCCTTTCCCGCCTTTTTTCTTACCCTTCTTCATTGGCATACATTACCCCTATTAAAAAACGCCCCATGTTTCAGGGGCGATAAAGGAACCACACACACAACAGGAAACGCCAGTCGGATAAAGCTGGCTTCTTAAGTATCTACTAATCTGTGCCTTAAATCCACTATCCAAATAAATGTGTAATATTTGAAATAAAGTATTGCACTAATGAATGTAGTGTATTACATTTACTACATCGGCAGCACAAAGCGGCCACACACAGAGGATAACAACATGTACTACACGGCAACAGAATATCGAGCTTGGGAACCAACAGGCGCAAAAACACTCAAGGCTGCTAAGGCAGTCGCATCAAACCGTAATCCCTTTGTCTGCCAGCCGCTTGTCAAAGTTGGCGTACTGGTAGCAACTGGCGATGCAGAAAAACCAGAAATAATCGAAACCGTATCAGTCAAGCGCCACGGCGTTTGGGTTGATCAACAATTCTAACCAAGGCCACAAAAGCGTCCGAGGAGGACAACACGATGATAAATTTTCAAGCGTTAGCAAAAATGCCAGAGGCAGAAATTTCCAAAATGGTTAAATCCGAGCTTGTTGCTGCAATTCTGCGCGACAGGCATATGTTTGAATACTACGTCAACAGGTGCGATAAGTTTCAGGAGCAGATTGCTCAAAATACGGCCAATGAACGTGCGGCCTGTGTTGTGCTTGCTGCGTTTATCGGGCTGGAAATACCCAAAGACGGCTACAGCAATCAGTTGGACACGCGCCAGCTCAACATCCTTGAGCTTGTCGGGCTTGTAACCGCCAAGTGCGTTTCTGTCCGAGTATAACAATCAGCGGACAAGGACGGCTACAAAACCAGAGGACTGCACCATGTACCAAGTAGTTTTAGAAGCAGAAGACGGTAGCTACACCCTGACCGACCCCATGACCGAAACGTCAGCAATCCGCTGGATCAACAACAATAAAGATCGTTACGGTGAAGGTCAGCGCCTTTGCCTTGAATATGTGGAGTATTGATTATGAACGATAAAGCAATGTCAGCCACCAGCCTGCGTATGCCTGATGGCCTTCTGCGCCTGCTTACCAAAGCAGCGCACAAGTGTGAGGTCAGCAGGACAGAATACATCAACCAGGCTCTTATGGAGGCTGTGGCGCATGATCTGCCATCGCCCGAGTACAAGATAGCTTGGGAGACTATCCAGGGCGTGTATGACTCTCTGGAACCGGACAGTCTCTATATCAGCGCGCCGAATAGTATGCGACTGGCTGCTGCCTTGGAAACCGTCCTGCCACGGCTGCGAGGTGTGGAATGATCCTCATCGCCTGCGAGTACAGCGGCACAGTCCGAGACGCGTTTATTAAAGCAGGCCATGACGCAATAAGCTGTGATCTGTTGCCGACTGATAAACCTGGACCGCACATTGTTGGAGATTGCAAAGCCGTCATAGCCTCGCGTCAGTGGGACTTGATAATTATGCACCCGCCATGCACTGCCCTGACCGTTGCCGGTAACTCCACTTATGGTGAAGGTCAGCCAAAATACCAGAACCGGCTAGACTCTGTTGCATGGACTAAAGACCTCTGGGAGATTTCCTGCAAGCATTCGCCTCGCGTGTGTATGGAAAACCCTGTCGGCATACTGCCACGGCTTGCAGGTCTTGTTCCTACCCAGTACATACAGCCTTGGATGTTTGGACACATGGAAACAAAGAAAACAGGGCTATGGTTGCATGGTCTGCCGGTGTTATCAGAAACAAACAATGTATGGTGGGAAGCAATGCGATTACCAAAACGAGAAAGACAGCGATTGCATTACCTGCCACCATCGCCTGACCGCTGGAAAATCCGCTCAACCACTTACCAGGGCATCGCTGACGCAATGGCCGCACAATGGAGTAAGCTGCTATGACCCGCGCCCAAAAGATTGACCTGCTCTGTTGTATCGCTACTTGCATCCTGTGTGCTGGGATGTTTATCCTCCTGTTCCTTTAATCTGCTGGCTGGCGGGTTTTCAACTCTGCCAGCTTTGCTTTGTACTCTGCCTTGATCCTCTTGGCATCTT